ACAGATAGAAGAATCCTTTAGAGGTACACATCTGTGGGAGCAAGAAATTGAGGGATTGTTTATTACTGAACATCCAGAAGCCCTGTGGTCACGGAAATTAGTTGATGATTTGAGAGTAAATGCTAGCGAAGTTCCCTCATTAAGACGTATTGCTGTCGCAGTTGATCCTCCTATTGTGCAACGAGGAAAAAGTGGGGCAGAGTGTGGAATAGTGGTGGGGGGTGTAGGCATACCACCCGGACAGGATAGACTCAACGGATATTTAATTGAGGATTGTAGTCTATCTGGAGATCCTAAGACATGGGGGACTGCTGTCGTCCAGGCTTACATTAATAATGAAGCTGATATTATCATTGCAGAAGCTAATCAAGGCGGGGAGATGGTACGTTATACTATTGAGTCTGTAGCTAAAGATATGGGAATTAAGAATCAAATCATTCCTGTAGAGCTTGTGAACGCATCTAGAGATAAGTACAGCAGAGCTGAGCCCGTAGCCTTACTTTATCAGAGAGGCCTAATTCATCATGTAGGCAATTCATTTCCTGAATTGGAGGATCAACTTTGTACCTGGTCTTCTGGAGAGCCATCACCAGATAGGATGGATGCTAACGTGTGGTTATGGCACGGTTTACTCAACGCTGATCGGGCTATGAAGATCAAAAGGATTAGGTCTCTTGTATGGTAGAAAAACCTAAGCATATTTTTAATACTGAAATAACCTTTAGCAAGGATATAAAAATACCGTTAGACATACATACGATATCCTTTGGGGACAGTTACAAAGGAAAAGTCAAGAACGTAACTTTAGACATGAGTACTGGAGATATTGAATTTGACTTCGATGGGCCTCTTACCAAGTCACATTTATAAAGTAAGCTAAGGATTCAAATGGAACAGATGTCAGAGCCTCTAAGAAGATTCATGCATGAGTATGCTACAGACGTAACTCGCTCTGTACTGTCCCGTGAAGGGTATCAATATGGCACAGACCGGAATCTATACCAAGTACTAGGCTACAAGCGTGATGTAGGTTACAAGGATTTCTGGGAAAGCTACCGTAGATTTGGAATAGCTCATAGGATCATCAGCGCTATGCCAAAAGCTACGTGGGGGGATGGATTCTCTCTCGCTGAAGACGAAGATACAGAGAACGATACCGAGTTTGAGAAAAAGTGGACATGTGTAGCTAGAAGTACCAATATAGTTCATTACTTTGAACGTGCGGATAGGATAGCAGGTATTGGACAATATGGTCTTCTTCTGATTGGTCTTAACGACGGTAAAAAGCTTAAGGATGCTGTAGTACCAAAATCTATTAGAACAGATGGTCCAGATAATGGGATTCTCTACCTGCGTCCTATATCTGAGAATAATGCGGAGATAAGGGAGGCTGAACAGAGTAAGAGTTCACCGCGTTTTGGGCGTCCTATATCCTATAATATTACAGTAAAGGCAGGGGATACGTCACTAGAAGCAGGAACCCTGGAGGTACACCACTCTAGAGTTATCCACATTGCTGAAAATTTGGATGAGGATGAGGTCTTTGGTACTCCCAGATTAAGACCGGTATATAACCTTCTTTTTGACCTAGCTAAGGTAACAGGAGCAACCGCAGAGGTCTACTGGAAAGGTGCTTATAGAGGGATGCACGTAGATGTTGATCCTGAGTGGGCACTTGGAGACATAGATACCAGTCGATCTGAAGTTCTATCTGAGCTGAAGGCCAACCTGGAAGAGTATGACCACGGGCAGACTCGTTGGATCAGAACTCAAGGCGTAAAGGTAACTCCATTGGTGGGAGAGATTCCGAATCCGAAGCACGCTGCCGGGGTCATCATCCAAATGATTTCTGGTACGACTAGTATTCCTACACGTATCCTGATAGGGTCGGAGCGTGGCGAGCTGGCCTCCACACAGGACGAGGTCAACTGGAACACCAGAATTGAGGAGCGTAGAGGACAATTTGCAGAGCCTAGCATCGTTCGTACTTTCGTAGACAGGCTGATAGAGTGGGGCATTCTTCCTGAAGTCGATGATTACACTGTCGTATGGCCGAGTCTGTTTAAGCTGGACGACAAAGAGAAAGCACAACAGGGTAGGTTTATTTCAGACGCGCTGTTCAGATACACACGTCAGGGAGACCTGAGACCTCAAGACATCGTTGGTCCAAAGGAGTTTAGAAATATGCTAGGATTTGGTGGCGATCCGCCTCTTGTAGAGACAGGGGGAAGTGTGGTACCATCAGTACCAGGCGATGAAGGTGTACCCGGCGCCGACAAAGATGACTCTGAGTTTTTGGGTCCACAAGAGGGACAAGAGGGAGAGACGAACATGTCTAGGAATCTTGTCATGGAGCTGTTGAAGGCCGTAGGCTTCAACTAAATTTTAAACACTCCTACGAAGGGGAGACCGAATTTGAATACACCTGTTCAGGAATTCAGAGATCCTGCGTTCCAGCTCAAAGTAATTGCACTATTAATTAATAACAGCGAAGTTCTTAAACGTCACCGGGCAAGTCTGATGCCAGAGTATTGGACCCACCCGGACTTGCAAAGAATAGCCAAACACACACTCCAGTATTACGACCAATATAAAACCTCTCCAGATGCTGATTCATTAAGGATGCGCCTGGAGAGCGGGGAACGGGACCCTCCTACTCTGAGCAGCTGGAAAGAGATGCTAGACATGATCTCAGCACAGGAGAATTTGGCCTACACATATGATCAGCTTGACAGATTCATTTCTTGGCGTGTTTATTCAATTGCTCTAGCAGCTGCGAAGATACACCTATCAGAATGCAACTTCGAATCCATCGAGGAAGATTTAAGGCTTGCTCGTAAGAAACTAACCGGACGTGGGAAGTCTATCAATTTTTTTGAAGACCCTCTCAAGCGCCTTATGACTGCTCAGACCCGGGACACTATCCCCTCTGGTATTTTAGAAATTGATTCCTGTCTAGGCGGCGGGCCTGCCAAAGAAGAGGTAACGGTCATACTGGCACCTCCAGGCGTTGGTAAGACAACAATGCTGATTAACATGGGCGTGGCTGCTATGAGGGCTCAGCGTAATGTCCTCCACTTCTACGTGGAACAGACAGAGCAAATTATCTGGGAGAGGTATGCTGCTTGCATGCTGCGTGAAGACATGAGTCAACTAAGAACTGATGTCAAGCGCACGGCCTCTGGAATCGATTTGTTCAAGACTCAGTATGAGTCAAACCTGACAATCAGCTATGCTTTGGGCAATACGATCAGCGATATTCGAGCCTCAATATACCGTTCTGAGTTCGAGCCGGATGTGATTATCATCGATTACGCGGACAAATTAATCTCGGCCAGACGATATAATGACTTGCGCCACGAGATAGCTACGATATATACTGAGATGATAGCTCTCGGAAAAGAATTCGGTGTGGCGGTTTACACGGCCAGCCAGACGAACCGTGAGGGCAAGGGCAAGAAGTACCTGGCTGTAACAGACGTGGGAGAAGACTGGCAGAAGATAGCTATTGCAGATAACGTCTTCGGGCTCAGCCAAACACGAGAAGAAGAAATGGAAGACAGGTTGAGAATACTAATCTTGAAAGCGAGAAATGAAGAAGGATCGGTACACCCAATCCATTGCCACGCATTGCGGAGTTCAATGACGATCATGTCTGACTCAATGCTCCGTTGTATTGGATCCGTAATGTAAACATGGACGTTGTTGAAACAGCAGTTGACATTGAAGATCTAGAAAGAGAATTAGAAAAAATGATGGGATGTGAAGAATTGTTCCCAGATTCAAAAATAGTAAAAGAGGAAATTGACAGAATTTGTACAGAACTATGGGAACTCCGACATCCCGACCAAAAAGACCGTCGTAGGAGCTGATTACATCACTTTAAATAAAAAATGAATACCTAACCCGCCTTAAAAGGAGATCGTTGACTGAGAGGGCATATAGGTACCTTTAAATGGATTTAGGGGTAAAACAGTATATGGATACACACGAAATATTTTTTGAGGAGCTAGAGAGACTAGAAAAAGAATACTTGGACACTCTTATGGAGGCTCAAGTACCAGAAGATATTAAGTCCTTGTCATATCGTCAGGGTTTACGCGATGCCAGAGAGCTTTTAAAACGTATGATAATAATGGTAGCCTATGAAGAAGAGTATTGGAGTAGAGTACTAGATGAAGAGTGATAGATGGCTCCTTAAACAAACACATGAGAATGTAATCGTCGTATTAACTTTCTTACTCTTTTTATCTTTTCTGGACGGATGTCGGGAAAGAAGAATTAAAGAACACATTACAAAAGAGGTAACAGAACAATGCACAATCAAGAAAGACTTGACAAATTAGCTGAGATGGTTACTGCAATAAGAACAGCGGCAGAGATTGCAGAGGGTATGCTCGTACACGAACCAAAGGGTGTGATGATACACCAAGACAGTTTTAACGACAGATGGGACTTCCCCTTAAAATTCTGGATAGTCGAGGATCCTGAGGGCGAATGGATACATGAAACGTTTTCTGGTTTAGAAGAAGTTGCTCAACTTAAGGCGAGCAGGATAGAAGAGAATAGTCTATGGTCATTTTTAAGTCAGTGTGGGTACAAGTGCGTAGAGCTTCTTGTCTATACGCAAGTTCCTGATGAAGAGCCTGAGCCAGCACTTGTTAGTTAACTGCGTCTTCCGGTGCAAATGTGCTGCCCACTGCAATCCCAATCTTTATAATTTTGCGTTCGGGTTTGCACACAGCCTCTACCATCTTTTCCTCGGCCTTATCGTACTCCTCAACTAGATCCAAGATAGTATTAAGACAGCTCTCTGTGACGTTAGGAAGGCTTGGAGAGTACATTACGGCTACTTCCTCGTAGGCGTGGACTGCATTTATTATTTCGTTCAGTAACTGTGGCCTGTCCATAAGAAGATGGGAGGGTTGCTTTCGTTACGGCGCACATCCCTCAAAGCCGATTACTCCACTTAGCACGTACCATTGGTGAGAGTATACGTCATACCAAGGACATTATCTGTAGTCTTGGCTGTAGTGGCGTATGTTGCTCTTGCTATCAGTGTACCAGAGGAAGAGCTATTGAACAGTCCGACCTCACCAAGGGTCGTGTTCCCCTCGTCGGTAGCGTAGTCAACCAAGGCTGCCATGTACGGAGGATTAGCTGTGGTACCTGTATTGTCCCAGGTTCCAATGGCCTTCCTCACGAATTCGCTTTCGAGAATTGTATCTCCGGTTGCCGGGGCGGTTACTCCAGTACCAATAGCCATCTGTTCAATGACCTGAGTACTAGCGGAATTGCCACTCTGTATAGCAATTAAACCCCAAGCCAGAGATTTAGTGGGGATAGTATTAGTAACTTCCATTTGCCATAGGATCTCACCAGTTTTAGCATCTTTCAATGCCATTTTTAATGATCCCCTAAGCAGGGAAGTGGACTTTGTAGACATATGTTATCCTAAGTCAGCCAAGAAGACTGTACGTGTAAATGATATCGGAGAGGGTATGTCCACAGCTACGTCCAAATGCTGCCATGCTATGGTGTCTCCAATATCGGTCCCAGTAAATTTAGCCATAAAAAGTTTTCCACCAAATTTGTACATGGTGGCGTTGCTAGTTTGCATAGTTGCTCCTAACGGAGTTGAGAAGCCTGCTTTGTGTTGTACGGCACACCTAGTTCCTGTAGGCAGGCCTATATCAGTACAGGTATTACTCGATGATGG